TCATCCAAATTAATCATACGTATAACAGTGGTATCAACAGAATAATGATAATGAAGTCTTTCACCATTAATATTTCCAAAATCTGTAACAAATTCATCTGCAAGAAAAATAACAATACCTCTTTTGTTGTTTTGTAATTTATTTTTAATAAATTGATAATTATCGCTAACAGAATAACTATTGACACTAATATGTACTAATCTATTTGGTTTATTAACTTCAATTACAGGTACTCTTTTATCAAATAATCCTGAACCATCTTCTCTGAGTGGTATAAATATTTCATATTTAGGATTAATAACATTATTATCAACATCATATGTAAATGTTGGTTGAAAAGTAAAACGAATTTTATCCAGAGGTACTTGATTTAAGAGTAATAATTCTTTATTCTCAGCTAATAATTTTTTAAGTTTTTCGTCTGAATTCAATTCATTTACTGATACTTTATGATATTCGTTTGGTGAATAGCGTTTTCGAAATTTCACAAAAGGAAATTTTTTTGTAAAAAGTAAAAGAGCAAAAAAAGCAGCAAATTCCATGATTTATTCATTTAAAGGTTCTTTATAAAATTCTGTGGGATTTTTCTCATTAATTTCAAATCCCCAATATCCATAATAAAAATTTTGCAATTGATGCACATATTTTATATGTTCCAAAATACTTGTACAACCACCCATACTGTGAAATACGGTTATTTCACCTTTAAATCCACGAACTCTGAGTCCTGCAACTTCAGCAATCCAATCAAAATTTGCTCCGGTAGCATGTGGCATTACTTCTTCGACATCCATTTTAAGATACTTGCACCATTCTAAAGTAATTGGGATACCTTCCATAAAATTATGGTATCCCAAATCTCTGTATTCAACCTTATAAAATCCTTCAAGTGACCTACCCCTTGAAGAAAAGGTTGATTCTGTCACATAATTTCCTTCACGTACATCTTTGAGTTCCATATTTAAAGTTGTATATCAAAACGATTTCTGAATTTAGTCATTGATGTTTCAGGGACATCATGAGAACTTTTACCACCATGTCTTGTTTCAACAATAATTGAAAAAAATGTATAACCAAACTGTCTTGCCAAATCAATATATGGCGTTAATTCTCTATCAGAAGCAAAAACATTGGTAACCATTATAGTTTCAGTTTGTTTCTTCATAAATTCCCTGCATTTACGTATGCACCAATTATGTGCCAAAACAGCATCATTATCAGTAAAATGATATTCACCATCATGTATTAAATAGTCATCAGCACAACAAATTGCCTTAACATTAAGTGCTTTTGCTAATGCCGATTTTCCACTGCCGGGCATCCCACGAACTAATATGAGTGACTTTTCCATAGTACACTTATACGAAGATTTTATGATAATGTTACATTATTCTTGGATTTGTTATGTATATTAACTTATTTTTATAATACATACCATCAATCACAACAGTTTTTTCATAATCTTTATTTGCTGAAATAGGAGTGTTTTTAAGTAAATCAAATAACTTGGTATCTTCAAGTGTTTTTAACTTATGTTTATGATTTTCATTTTCAGCAATATATGAACAATAAGTATCAGGAGTTCTATATCCTGCTTTCCTTATTATTTTCCATGTTATTTTCAGAACTTCCAGTGTCATATGCTTTAAATTTCTTCATCTTCAGGAATTGGTTTAACATCAGTGAAAATTTCGGTCATTTTTTCATCACAAAATTTCTGAACTTCTTCAATGGTTTTAAATTGTTTAATATCATTAAGAAATACAAGAAATTGGTTTGCTGTTACATCTACCGACAAATCGATGAAATCACCGACTTTAAAACCATCACCATTGTGAACAGCGTTATCAAAATGTAACCAATGCTCATGAGCAATTTTATTAATAAAATCAGTATTATAGATTTTCTGTGCTCCAAACTGAAAAGGTTCTTTGTAATATTTGCTCCTGTCTTCCATAATATTATTCTTTTAATTGTTTACGAACTTCCATCAATGCTTTACCTAAAAGATTTTGACCTTTCCATTTTGATTCATCAAGACAATTGTCATCGTTCCAATGTATGCCAATTCCCCAAATGTTATCATATGGTGAGGCTTCAACAATAGTTTTATCTCCGGTTGATAACAATAACTCTTTCAATTGAAGATTTTGATTATATTTGGCATAATTAATTTCAACCATAAAGGGATAACCTGCTGTTAACCATTTTTTAGTATCAAATCCTCTAACTTTACGACCCAATGATTTACATATTGATGGGTTGCAAATTGAAAGAATTTGACTTGCAATTATATCATCATGAAAAAATTTAGCTTTTTCATACATGAATGCCTGTTCAGAATTATAAAATAATAATCCTCTATATCTGAAGAAACAATCATACCAATTGGAGAACTCTGACCCCCAAAAAAATACATATTTATCTGTTGTTCTTTCCATAATTAAAATCCTATAATATTTTTATAATAAACCCAATTATATAAGACATTAATAGTTCGCATTTTCTCCGGAGTCATTGTATTAATATCCTTTAATAATGCCTCAAGATATATTTTTGGTGAATTGGCTGTTCTACCGTTATAATATGCAAGAATCCAATGTAATGCATCCAATTCAATTCTTTTATTTTCCAAATAACCATCAGGAAAATTACTTGTATTAATATCAGGAAAATTATTAGCCTCAATATTAGCTAAAAATTTTATAATTTTATTTTTTTCTTGCCATTTCATTTTAATCAATTTTAGTTGTTAATACAGTTGAAGAAAATGTTAAAGATATATATTTTATTTTGAATAAAATGAAGTATATTTGTATTTATTTTTAATGAACAAAATTTGTGGTATATATAAAATAACATCACCAAATGATGGAATTTATATCGGACAATCAAACGATGTAATCAGAAGAAAGTGGGAATATGCATCAATGAAATGTCATGACCAGCCAAGATTATATAATTCATTAAAAAAATATGGATGGAATGAACATACTTTTGAAATTATACATAAATGTTTAGAATCAGAATTAAATAACTTAGAAAAATATTATATTAAATTTTATAATAGTTTTAATACTGAACATGGAATGAATTTGACGGGTGGTGGTGACCACTATAAATGTTCAGAAGAAACAAAACAAAAAATAAGTAAATCACGCATAGGTATTATACATAATAATGAAATTATTGAAAAAATTAAAGAAACAAAAAGGAACAGAGTGTATAAAAGTCGTGCAGGTAATTACGAAATATATAATCAAAAGGGTGAATTAATTTATAAATTTAATGGTGATTTTAGAAGAATATTAGAAGAAGAATTAAAAATACCATATAAAAGTTTTAATATGTCACATAAATTTAATAGAAAAATAAAAAAGGGAAATTATGTTGGTTGGTATACAATCAAATTATAAATCAATTCTATTACAAAGTATCATGGCTGTTTTTGAGGGACGACTGACGGCAACATAAAAAATTTGATTTCTTTCACGAATCAACCAATTTTCTTTAATATCATTTTCAAGTACAAATACATGTGAATATGTGCTACCCTGACTACGATGTCCAGTAATACAATAACCATAATCCAAATCCTTTGAGATTACTTCATTTGTATTACGAAACATTCCATTACGAAATTTATCAATATTGGTCATTATAAGATTATTGCGCCTAAATTCATAATATTTTTTCCATAATTTTATATTAGACCTTGCCATATCTTTAAAAAAATCATGCATTTCAGCATATTGATGTAAATTATCGTGGTTATTAATATCAACAATAAAAACAGTCTCATGTTTATATTTGCCTTTACGTAAATCTTCACGAAGTTCTACTTGATAACCCTTAATATCATATTGATTTTCTTCAAGATTTGATTTGTTTATGACATGATAATCTGCAGAATTTTGAATAATAATATAATTTTGTTTATCATCAGTAATTGTTCTATAACCACTAATCAAATCTCCCTTTTCAATAATATCCTTATTTTTTCCAATTAAATTATTTCTGATAATATTATTTGATTGCATAACAGTAATATTTCGCCATGCAATTGTTTTTACAAAATCACTATTTTTTTGAAATTCAGGTAGATTATATTTTTCAAGCATGGCTTTACGAAATTCTTGTTTATTTATGGTAAAAATAACACCTTCATTAACATTATTAATTTTTGATTTTCGTAAAAAACCACCATCTATTTTATTGAGATTATTTCTTAAATCATCATAAAGAAGAAGTAATGGATTATCATTTGCTTGTCTTTCAACCTTAGTTAATATATGTTTTTCAATTTCATTTTGAATAAAAATTGCAGAAATTTTCTCACCAATTGGCGGTATTTGGGCATCATCTCCAATAAATAATATTTTTGTATTATGATTTTTGACAGTATCTTTAATAAGATTATATAAATCTTGGTTTATCATTGATGCCTCATCCACGACCACCCAATTATATTCATTTATTTTGGGTGGAACAATGGGATTAAATTGTGGTTGATTTGGATTAAAGTCAGAAAGTTCTACATCAGCACGTAAACCTAAAAGCGAATGTAATGTTTTTGCTTCACATCCAGTAAAATTTTCTATCACACCAACTGCTTTATGTGTGGGTGCTGAAACAATTATACTTCGATTATATTCATCCAATACTTTTTTTATTATACAACTTTTACCCGTTCCGGCACTTCCAATTAAAGCAAAAAAATTTTTATCAGTTTTTAACCAAACTCTTATTTTTTTTATACCATCATATTGCTCGGCATTAAAGGTTATTATTTTGCCAGTTGGAAGCAATAATTGGTCATCATGTACAGCATGTTTATTCTTTTTTACGCTGAACAAGTCATCAATGTCATGAAATCTTCTATCATAATCTCTTGAGCCACTTTTAAATGGTGACCTACCTTTACTCATATACTACCCCTGATTCAAGAATTTTAATGAGTTTTTTTAATTTTTTTAAATTACGAAACCGGATATCAGATATTTCATAAAATTCAATATCATATCCACCATTAAGTTTTTCATCATTACTGCATGAAATAAGCAAAAGTTTATTATTAATTTCATATACATAATAATGATATCTTATATCTTTTTCACTTGTAGGAACATTAACCTGTTTTTTAAAACCTAATTTCAGTAAATTTTTTGCTGTTATTTTACTCATTTTTTAATATAGTTTTTACTTAAAAATTCCAATCCCTGTTTAATTCTTTCGTCATGATGAAATGCCCAATCGAGTTGATTGATATAAAACATATTGATTGGCATTAGTTTGACTTCCAAAATCTCATTACAATGATAATTTTCAATAAAATTTGGAAATTTATCAACATTACTGGTAAAATCATATAAAGAAACATAAAATAGTGTTACATTTTGTTTTTTATCTAATTTTGGATTTGTTTGTGTGAAAAACGGTTCTTTATTATTATCAAAAACACAAAATTTTTCATATTCAGGCAAATAAAAAGATGTTTCTTCATATATTTCTCTTGTTATACCTTCATATCCAGTCTCATCCCAATCCAAATAGCCGGAAATTGCGGCATATTTATTTGGTTCATCCATTATTTCAGACCTCTTGATAATTAATACGTGTAAACCTGTGGGATGAATCATAAATATAATTCCAGCCAAAGCAGGTGCTCTGGAAATCCATATTTCTGGATTGGGTCGATTATGAAATTTTGGTGTTTCCATTATTTTTATATGCAATAATTCTATGATTAATATTTGAGTATACGTAAATAATGTAACTTTGTTACAAAAATAGTCTACTTTTTTAATAAAATCAATGTATTTACATAATAAATTAATTGATATTTTATAACAAAAATGGATAAAATTTGTGGTATATATAAAATAACATCACCAAGTGGTAAAATTTATATTGGACAGGCTATTGATATTAATCATAGAATTATTGCATATAAAGGTGCAAGATGTAAAGGTCAACAAAAATTATATAATTCAATTATTAAATATGGTTGGAATGCTCATATGTTTGAAATTATTCATGAGTGTAATGAATCTGAATTAAATGATTTGGAAAGATATTATATTAAATTTTATGATAGTTTTAATACTGAACATGGTTTAAATCTTAATGATGGTGGTTCAAATAATAGACCAACTGAAGAAACTAAAAGAAAAATGAGTAATGCCATGAAAGGTAATAAAATTTGGGAAGGAAGAAAACATACTGAAGAATATAAATTATATATGAGCAAATTATTAAAAAACAGAACATTTTCTGAAAAAACAATAGAAAAAATGAGAATATCTGCAGAAAATAGGACTGCTTCAGAAAAAACTCGACAAAAAATGTCAATTGCTGGAATTGAAAGATGGAAAAAACGGAAACTTATTTTACAATAATATTATTTATTCATTAATTTTACTATTTTTGCTTTTAAATTAAAAATCCTCATTGTGCCAAGTATTGCTACTTTGAATTGTTCATCAATTGTTAATTTTCTTGCATTTTTTATTTTTACGGCTTTTTTCTCCGTCCATGCTTGAATTTTCTCTCTTTTTTGATAATCTAAATATCTTTCACATGTTATAACTCCTGCATTTTCAGGTATTAAATCTTTACATTTTAAATATAATTCCTTTGGCATTGCATAATAAAATTCTGATATTCGATTTAATCTTTCTTGATGATGATGTCGTTTATTAAAATCTGCTTTAAAATCTTGTAATGATACTTTTATTTCAATTTCAATTGCAACACCACTTTTTCGAACCACTAATAAATCTACTTCATGTGTTAATAATCCCCAAGATATGTTCGGTACAATTATGTTTTGTCTTACACCAAAATATTTTGCTATAGCTATTTCAATATCTATTGTTTTTATTGGTTTTAACTTCGGTTTTATTGTCGTCTTTCTTCGTACAGTCATCTTTACGTTTCACTGTCAATTCTTTTAAAATTATTTTTGTGCTGTCTTTCACTGCTTTTATTCTTTCATCATAATCAACACCTATGATAAAATGAAAATCATGAATATCTTTAAAATCACTTACAGTAGTAAACGGGTCTTTAACTTCAACATCAACAACAAAACCGTTTTCACGTAATAGTTTTTCAAGACAATATAACATTGTCGATTTACCACCTTTTGGTTCTCCAAGAACTACTATTTGTAATTTTTTTTCCATTTTATTATAATATAAATATATGAATTAATATATAAACAATTATAATTAAAAATATTAAAATACTTACATCTGCTACTCTTTTAGTCATATTTTTAAGCCAATTTCTTATCTTTTATAAGTTCACGTAAAAAAACATTTTTTACTCCACCCAAAAATCTTACCCATTCCTTATAATATTCCGGAAACATTTCTTGAAGATGTTCAGGTGTTTGCATTTTTAACATTACAATATTTTGTGCTGAAGTTGTTTTTTTTGCTTCAGGATACATTTTAACATTTAATATATAATCCACAAACTCCGGATAATCCTTTCGGTTAAATACTCTTTCATCTGCAATAAAACAAATAGCAGTAAGGGCATCATTCAAATCAGGTTCTTGAAAATATGCAAATTGTATGTCATTCGTAAGTAAATCATCTGCAATTTGATTAAGACTTCCCATAACAACACCCTTAAAATCCCTGCGTTCATTGGTAGTACCACCATCAAGAATAACCCAAGTTTTATGTTCTCTGACAAATTTGATGAATTGTTCATCACTACAATATTTATCAGCATATTCCAATGCTGAATGTCCTGCCTGTATAGCTTGCTGTATAGGACTTATATTATAAGGTACAAAAAAGTACATTCGTAATTCCAATTCAATTTCTTCGTTTTCCATTATATTTCAGTATTTGGATTTATAAAAGCATTATGAACAGGTTTAGAAGATAAAAGACCTGTATTATAAAATTTCTCATACGATACATCCCTTCTGCTTAAATTTGATATTGATGTCCATTCAACTTCACATTTACTATTAATAATATCACGATATAACACCAAATATTGTTTCTGACCCAGCCATTTTCTTTGTTTACCAAGCCAAACTGCTTTAAAAGCAAATCCCGGTATAATTTCATACCAAAATTTTATCCTTGGCATTATAGATTCTTCCAATCCTGCACCCAAATAGTGCCAAATACTCTCATTTTTCTTTTTTCTTCTCATTGTGTTTATGTTCTCTGTGCATTGAAATTAACAATACTAAAAATAATAATGAAATAGTCCCTGCAGTTATTAATAAGGCACACATCAATTCATTTAAAATTTTCATCTTGTAATCCTTGGATATATACATAATTCATTTTGAAGTTCTTCTTCAGTAACAGGTTGATAATATAACTCAACAATTGCCAACCATGTTTGTCTTGAATCACCATATAAGCCACATTCTTTATCATCAGGGTCATAATCCCATTCAACAATCCTTTTGCTTACACGGCATAAATATTTACCTTTTATTTTTGGTAAATCAGCTTCTGAACGAACATATATTTTTTTTAGGTATTCCATTATTTTCTTTGTTATTTTAATCGTCACCGCCACCACCATCACCAGCATCGCCACCACTGTCACCCGCATCTACATCAGCATCAGCTTCTGTTGAAGTTTCTCCTTCCACATTTATTTCATCTGATGTTGCTTCATTAAATTCATCAGGATTATTATCAATTTCTTCCTGCATTTCCTCCGGTAGTTTTTCCAAAGCTAATTCTTCTTCAGGTAATTCAATTTCTTTATCAATTTTTTCTATGGGATTTTCTTTTGCTAATTGCCAAATAGTTTCTGAAAAATCCGAAATTATTCTGGAAGAAGTAGTATAATAACATGAATTATTGTCCATTAAAAGTACATAATAATATATCCAAATATTATCATCATTGGAATGACTGTTATATACCTTATAACAATGAACTTTTTCTTTATAATGATGATGTTTTGCTGCAGGTCCACAACTAACCAAAAAAATTGCTAAAAGAAATATAAGTAAGTTTTTCATAATTAAATTTTTGCGTATAAATTTAAATCTTCTTTTTCCCTGTCATTAAAAAATGCTAAACCCTTTTCATTCATACGATTTTTAATCTTTTCATATCCTTCATCATCACACGCAATCTCTGAAGGTTCATTGTAACGCCAAAAATAATCATATGAACCCATTTTATTTGATTCACTAATATGAGCATGCATTGCTTCTTTTGTCTCACTAATCATGAACCCATCAGGTCTTGAACCCCATCCCAACTCAAATTCTGTACATTCCGAAATAAACAACTTTTTCATGATATACGATAAATTTATTAATAATGTTACAATAATTTTGATAAATATTTAATATTTTTTTTGCTTTGAGTCATTTCTTTTTTAATACATTTTTTTAATTCATTTTTTTCATTCCAATTATTTTCCTTAAAATAAAGTTCAAGCAATGATACGAGATGCAGAAATGAATAAAGTTTATTACGAATATCATCGCCAATTGTACCAGTTTCAAACATTTCAAATTCAACCATTTCAAGGTCATCCATAGTAAGTTCACCGGGAAGTGAAGGATTATTTTTATAATAATTTTTCATATCTTCCAACGTAGCTGTCAATGGTTGTGTTTTTGGTAAATCACAAGTATACATTATCATTGTGCCTTCAATTGTATCAATATATACGAATTCCTTTGGCTCTCTTTTAGTTCTTAATGTTTTGAATTTCATTTTTTTTTGCTTTAGCTAATTTTAAACCTATTTCGCATTCCTGTACTTGCCATTCCAAAATCTTTAAACGCTTTTCAGTACGTTTAATATAATTTTCCAATGCTTCTTCCTTGGTTGGATAAGCAAACCTTTTCCTTGAAGTTTTTGAAACCCATTTCTTCCAGTTATACATACTAACTCCCAAACTACCATAACCAATCCAATAACCTTTGGGAGTTTCCTTTAATAAATCATATTCATTTACATGCAGTTGTGGATTGGGAAATACTCTATCGATGTATTCACCTGTATCAGAATCCATTTGAGCATATTCAATAGCTTCGTAGCGATAAAATTTCATGATAATTTTTTAAATTCTTCTTCGGTTAAAAAACATCCTAATGTTGTCGTGTGGTCACCCACAGCATCATGAGCAACAACATATCTTTCTTCAAGATTAATTTTATCAATTATCATTTTATGATAATCGTTTTCAAATCCTCTTGACTGTTCATCATAAATTGTATCACCAACTTTAAATGCTCTCCAACGTCTGTCTTCATCAACAAACTCTTGCATTATTTTAAAAAATTCCTTTGGTTTCATCCGGTAATGTATTTTTATATTTAAAAACATCAAAAACAGTATTTTTAATATTTTTCAAGGCTTCATCTTGGGTTTCACCCTCAGATATTATATCTGGAAACTCCTTAAAATAAACGGTATAACCACCTAATCTAAAGTCTTCGACAAAGATTGGCGTTAAGGATATTTCAACTAATACTGGATTCCATGTAGTTTTAGTACCTTCGATTGAACTCATTTTATTTCTTCTTTTTTAACTTTAAACTTTTGTCCTTGTGACTGAGCATTATATATTAATTCGTCTCTTAACATCTTTCCTATGCGTTCTACGGCAGGTTTAGCATTTACATAATGTGATAGATTAACTTCAGTATACGGTTGACCATTGAGTGTTGCAGTGCCTTCCCAGACATTTCGATATTTTTTGAGTAGACCTTCAACCTGTTTTAATTCAATCGTTAAAACCAAATCTTTTGGCTCTTTATTAAGAGTGTAAGATAATTTGTAAGTACTTTTCAGTTCCATATTATTTTTCATGTTTTAAATTTAATGCGGTGAAAAATCCGTTTGCCCAATAAGCACGGTCATGGTATACACTATGAGTAAATTTACCCAATTCTTTACCATTTTCATCTGTTACTATTGATTCATATACCGAACCAATATAATCTCCTTTTGGGTCTACATAATCCGATGTTTCAATATGGATTGTCATCGGAAAACCGTTTTCTTTAAGAAATGATAGCATTATGATATATTATCAATTGTTATTGTTATAAATTCTTTACCATCTTCATATTTACCTGCTTTAACAACAAATAAAGTAGCATCTTCTTGTTTAATAAAATTAATAATTTGTTGCTTATTAGTAGCAACAACACCTTTTTTATATGTTTCTTGGTAACTTACACTTTTCTTTTTTGCCATATTAATGTTTATAAGTTAATGCAAAATATATTGACGTTGTAAGAACAACATCCCAAAAGTAATTCCAAAATAATCTTTTTTCTTTAGGATAACCAAATCTCCTTATAATAATTGAAAATATTGCTAAAAAAATTAACGAAATAATATTTTTTATGGTAAAATAATCCATGTTATTGCCATTGTATATTATTCACATAATTATAAAACCATTTCTGAAACATCTGTGGAAGTATTGATAAATCTGCAAAACCATATAATCCGCAGGAGAAAAAATCATGAATCTCAATAATAACAGTTGCACCATTACAAATTCCTACATCCAAAGTATATGCAATGGGTGCATATATATAATTACAAATCATGCCTTTAATGGTATCAACACGGGGAAATATAGTAAATTCCCCACCATAATTTACCAATCCACGAAGTTTGCTTTTATATACAAATGCTCTCCATTCACTATCAATATCAATTACATCGGAGATTTGATAGTTACCTTCCGGAACATCAGTATTATCATCAACAATTTCGGTATATGCCTTTATTTTGTCATTGGATTTGACAAACTTTTTACCAACAATTTCCTTTTCAGTTCCGTTAAAAACAAAACGTTGAGTAAATATTGGTTTTAATAAGTCTTGTGGTATGTTGAGAGGTTTTGGAGTACGATTATAGAAACATTTCAGGAATTCTGTAACAAATTCTACACTGCCAATAGGTATATATTTGACATCTGTGGATTTGAATTCCAATTTTGTAAATTTTTGGGTAACAGAATCATATTCAGTATCGATAAATCTATATAAAATTTTATTTCTGTTTTGTAACCAATTATTAAACCTTATTGCTTCAAGTAGTGTAAATGCAAAATCATGAACAACCTCTTTCTGGCACTTCTGTATAAGAAATTTTATCATTTTTTGATAATTTTACCATACAAATATATAAGATAATAATCATATTAACAAGAATCGTTCATAAAAATCTACAAAAAATTGGTAACAACCAAATTCTCTTGATTTTCCTGTTTGTAACGAGCACCGTAGAGTCCCGTGAGAAATCGATTCAAAATGTTCTTACCTGCATTTATATCTGCATTATCCCCGTGACCACAACTGAGACACAAGAACACTTCTCCGAGTCGATTTCCCCTATCGGAATGACCACATACTGGACAGGTTGTACTGGTGTAATAAGGTGCTACGCTGCGAAAACTAACACGGTTAATCTCGCATTGTGCTTCTAACCTTTTCAACCAGTACTTCCAATTCCAAGTTCCGATAGAACGCCTGATACTTTTAGCCAACAAGCGTTTGGCTTTTGTTTTATATCCCATATTCTTTAGTCGTTCCACAACTATTAAATCTGGGTTCTCTTTTACTAATATCTCCTTCGCTGTTTCATCAATCCTTTGTTTCAACGCTCTCTTAGCAACATAGTAACCTTTGGACTTCTGTTTGCATCTGTTAACTCTCTCGATACAACCTTTGATGTCCTTACCATACTGATTGCCATTGTTAAGACTTGCTAATGCATTTATACCTGTATCAATGCCAATGCAATGTTTTCCTTCTCGTTTAGGTTCGGTTATAATTTCGAAACTGAACTGAACATAGTTTTTGGTAATGATATATGAATTCAGTCTCTTACCAATGTTGTTGTATTTGTTGAAGTGCTTATGGTATTTAATCGGTAAGTCCATAATCATTTTGTTACCAACTGAGGCAATGTGTAACCAAGCATCGAAGAGTCTGCTTTCTTCGGATTTATAACCATTATTCTTTGTCGATACTAAGTCAGCAATGGTACAACTAACATACATTCTGTTACCTTTGTGAACTGGTATCACCATTTTCTCTGGTTTGTCTTTCCATTTTGTCTTTGTTGCCAATACCATATCAATCGCTTCTCTGGCTGCTACCTTTCGTAGTCGTGCCGATAGCCATGTTTCAGGAATATCAACAATAGGTTTTAGAAGTTCACCTTTACTGGCTTTATCAGGATTATCCCAAAAGTATTGAATGAAGATATTAACAACCTTCCCATATTCATTAAGAATGGTTGTTAATTCCAGCATTTTCTTTTTCGTGCTGAACTTCAAACTACATTTGGTTGACCTGATTAGTTTCATTGTTTCTTAGTTATCATAATCCTTATCAATTTCATCAATTTCCATACCACCCCAATGTATTTTATCTTCATCAGTCAGTTCTTTTGGAAAAGCCATATTTAATTCTTTTAAGACAATAGGTTTCACAGAAGGAAGTAAGACATTTTCAATTGTTACTGATGGGTCGCCAAACCCATTTAATTCTGTAAAAGAGGTTAAGAAGTTTTCTTTTGCTTCTTCTGATGAATTTGCTTCAACCTCAACAACTAAATAACCAATAAATGGCGCACCAATTTCAAATTTTTTCATATCACTCTTTATTATATTTAATTTATTTTTCATATTAATAATCTTTTTTTAATTATAACATCAAATTCATTATGGTTGTTAAAGTCCCATTTTATTTGATTTAACCTATCTACTTTCACAATACGAATA